CATTTTTTTTATAAAAATAATAAAATTTTTGGTATCATTAAACAACGTTGCCGATACGTATTAATGGAGGCGTTTATTACGAACCTAAACAAAGATGGAAATAAAAGTAGCGTTTTATAAAGGCAGGGGCGATTTATTTAATAGAATCGTTAGATGGTGGACAAAAAGTCCATATTCTCACACGGAATTAATATTGCCCGATGGCGTTACTTGGATAAGAATCGGTCCCTTTTCTTCATCAAAGTTGTCTGCTATAACCCGCGAAAAATGGGATCCCGACAAATGGGATTTTGTAACGCTAATGGTTGATGAAGAACAAGTTCAGACAATAAAAGATTTTTTTGAAAGAACTCAAGGGTGTGGTTATGATTGGTGGGGAATGATTTTATCCCATATACTGCCATTTAAAATAAAACAACGAGGCCGGTGGTATTGTAGTGAATGGATCGCGCATGCCTTAAGAGTAAGCAGGGTGATCGATTGGAAAAAAGCCCGAATTTTTGAAAGAGTTAAAATTTCCCCGGCTACTTTGTATGATATGATTTGCGTCAAATAATAAAATTATATCAATAAGACGTTTTTGGTAAGTCATACCCTACCTACTAATAGGGATGGCACATAAATTATTAAAACAACTGCTCGTGTTTGTAGCAGCCGTTTTATCAGGCTGCACGACTAATATGGACTACCATCTTGTTGGTGAAGGTTCCGGAATACAAGTTGTATATGAAGAGATAGAAGTTCCTGTTTATGTGTACGAAGAAGTGCCTACAGACCCAGGACTTATATGGATAGATTCTTTTTCCCAGCCTCAATCAGTTGATGGGGTGGATATTATCTGGGTTATAGATACATCTGGTTCGATGGGTAGGTATACTGACGAGTTAATGGCAGGCATCGAAGCGATGCTCCTGGCACTACCAGAAAGCGGATGGCGCTTGGCTATGATGTCTAATGATCCGGGAGCCGCTTCTATAGAGTCACAGTTTCCGCTGGTTCCTGGCGATGACATAGTTGATGCAGAAAATATGTATAATAATATGGGTCGAGGCCATCGAGAAGAGGGTTTCGACGCGTCATATGAATATTTAGTCAACAATACTTATGCACAAACTTGGCTTCGACACGACTCTGCATTACTGGTGGTATTCGTATCAGATGAGGAAGAGCAAAGTGATGATCACTTCCCTTCAGTTAATGAGTACATATCTTGGTATATGACCCAGCGCGCCGGCTCCGCATATTTATCAAGTATTGTTAATCTACCGCCCGCAGAATCATTGTGCAACACTACAGATATGAACACAGGCGACAGATATATTGAGGCGACTAATCATTTTATGGGACAGATTGTTGATATTTGCTCTGAAGATTGGAGTGCTGGCGTAATAGATGCAGCAACTCGTCTAGAGCCTTATGAATATTTAGAATTAACTTATGAGCCAATTGAAGAATCAATCAGAGTTTTTATAAACGGAGCATTAAATTACGATTGGTATTACTCTTCAACAGATAATACTATTTACTTTACGGTCATCCCGGGCGGGAATGATTTAGTAGAAGTCGGGTATCGCTATTTTCCAGACGAAGGAGATACGGCCGATACAGGTGTATAGGGGGAACACATGTTAGATTTTTTATTATTAATCTTGGGGATTAACGCTATTACTTTTTCATATTTTGGATACAAGTTTATACAATTTAGAAAAAACAAAAAATATAGAATACAAGAACTCAATCATAAGGTACAATGTATGTTGGATGAGATGGAGCTAGATTATCAAGCTTCATTGAAGCAGGAAGAGAAGCCTGCGGCTAATGTTTTTAGAGAGCATGCAATTGACGAGATATCCAAACAACGACTCATCTACGACGAGACCACTGGACGATACATCAGGCTACGGCAAATCAAATAGAAGGCCGCCAATGCCTCCTGATTTGCCAGATTTATCTTTTATAGCAAAAGGAATCCTTTACATTTGTTTAACCGTGATTATAATTGTATTTGTGAACTCTTGCCAAGTTGATCAAGAAGTTATTACTCAATGTGAAACTTCATGTAGTTCAAATGGCAATCGTATGGATTCCGTGTCTGTGTTTGGATGTGATTGTGCGCCAAAAGACTCACCTCATCCAGATGTATGGGTATTACCGGGAGAATAAATGTATCCACAACACCTTGTATTATTTGATGTAGACGGAACTCTAACTGAAGCGAGAAGGCCGATTCAAAAGGCCATGCTTAAGGCATTACGAGAAATATGCCGACATGCAGAAATTGGATTTCTCACCGGTTCTGGTCTTGAATATATCAAAGAACAACTATGGCCAGCGCTAGCAGATCCTATTATTCGCCAAAACTGTCATCTTTTGCCTTGCAACGGGACTGAATATGTAGTACCATATGGAGATGAAGAGATAATCTTCAATGCAATGTCAAAAGAATTTATGATCGACCATATTGGAAAAGATGATTTCCACAAACTGATGAATGTGTTATGTACATATCAGGCAAAAATCATAGAAGAAAACAACGACCTGCCTTTGACTGGCAACTTCGTACAGAATAGAGGCTCTATGATAAACTGGTGCCCAATCGGAAGAAACGCCCAACAAGAAGATAGAGACATTTTCAAAGCTTTGGATGGTTTATACAATATACGAAAGAAGTATCTTGATATGTTAAGCGAATATTTGTCTGCTGCTAAAATGGATGTAACAGTTAAACTTGGTGGCAATACTTCTTTCGACATCTTTCCTAATGGTTGGGACAAGACATTTGCATTAAGCCATTTTGATGGACCCAGTTGGGTGTTTTGGTTTGTAGGAGATCGCTGCAGCCCTATAGGAAATGATTATGAGATTTTTTCAGCACTAAAAGATTCCGGTCGCGCTTTCGAAGTAGGCTCACCAGAAGAAACAGTAGATATTATAGATTTTCATATTTTAAGAGATTTAGGAGCATAAAAAAATGGAAAAAACACCCAAGAAGTGGCAAAAAGTTAAAATTTTTGATACTTATATTGATGCAAATAGTTTACGTTGCGCAATGTTAGACGCTGATGATAGTGGGCTTTTGGAAGTAAGAGTTCGTCGTTGCGGCCCTGGCGGATCACAATTTAAAGTAAAAAAGCACTTCCCGGAACCAAAGAAAGGAAAATAGAATGACAGTTCATCAAGATATGTTTAAAAAAGAAAATGAAAAACCAACAGTTATGGTGTCTGGGGGCTTTGACCCAGTGCATGCAGGCCATATCCGCATGATTAGAGATGCGGCTAATTTTGGAGATGTTATTGTTATAGCAAATTCTGATGACTGGCTGTTCAGAAAGAAAGGGTTCGTGTTCATGACTTTTGAACAGCGCGCTGAAATTTTAAATTCGATTAAAGGTGTTATTATCGTAGACTCTGTTGATGACACTGATGGAACAGTTTGTGAAGCCATCAGGAGGCTTAAGCCTGTTTTTTTTGCAAATGGTGGAGATCGAGGAAGATCAAACACTCCCGAACAGGCCGTTTGTGAAGAAATGGGAGTAAAATTATTATGGGGAGTTGGTGGAGATAAAAAACTAGCTAGTTCGTCAGATTTAGTACAAAATGCCCGTGATTTTGAACAATCACTTGCACCACCAGTGCGCACATCACCAAAACATTCAGAAAGATAATACTTGACAACTGCTTATAAAGTAGTTATAGTATGGACGAAACTATGAAAGCATTAAAACTAGATGCAACCTATCGTCCAATTGAGATTATTGACGCACTTGAGGCGTTAGTTTTGTGTATCATTGGTAAAGCAAAAGCTATCGAAACTTATGCCCGGGAAATAAACTCTCCATCAAAAACTTTTAAAGTTCCAGCAGTTATTGTATTAAAAAATGTTGTAAGATATCGTTTTGGCGGCATTATGTGTAATAGACAAAATGTTATCTGGAGAGATCAAAATACGTGTCAATACTGTACAAAAAAGTTACCAACAGAGATGTTGACGATTGATCACCTGATTCCAAAAAGCCGCGGCGGCAAAAATAAATGGACAAATTTGGTCGCAGCTTGTAAAAAATGTAATCAAAAAAAAGGTTGCAGAACCCCAAAAGAATGTGGTATGATACCAATAAGAAAACCTAAAAAACCTAAAACTAGTGTTTTGAAAACTACTACAATGATAAGTGATTTGTGGAAAAACTATTTATGGGAACAAAATGAGAATTGAGAAGAATACAGTATGCTATATCTCTGAAAAGGGTCACAATAACTTTTGGTACCCTAGTGAGAATAAGTTTCTAATTAAAGCAGACTGTGAAGCAGAAAAAGTGGCATGGATCTCGGGAGGATACCGAATCCCCATTAAGATTTTAAAATCATGTCTTATGCCGCTAGATATCACAGAAAATACTAAAATTAACATTTCCCCTCCCACTAAAGATGACTACATTGTTGTGTGGATTGAGAAATGCTTAAAAAACTAAAAGACTTTTGTACATTTAATAAGGAGAAACAAATGGCTACAACTACAACAGAAACCCGCACCGTCAAGGCGCTTAAGACAGAGATTAGCAATCAAAAGGAGCAGATTTCACGACTTTTAATCAGAATGAATGCAATGTCTGATGATATTCACACGCTTCGTGGAGAACTTGGTCGCTTTAAGAGCGACGTTGCAACTGATGTAAAGTATCTTACAACGCGCGTTGATAGCTAAAATAAATAAGTTTAGCAAATTTGCTTTAATTTGGTATACCCAACAATTTGCGATTCCGTTTTGGATTATTGGTCATGTACACTTGCATCTTAATGACTACCATGATATAATAGAGTTATCAAGTTCGGCTATAATACATATTATGGTTGCGCTTGGTTTTTGGTTCGATTGGCTAGAATATAATAAAGGAGAATAAATGTCATTTACTCAAAAGCTAAAGAGCATGCGCACGGCACCAAACGCCATGGCTACTCTTACATACAGTGAAGGAACAGATGTGTTTCTTATGAACGAAGACGAGGTGGACACTGCCTTGTCGAATACCAACGTAGTAGAACAGTTTGCAGAACTTATTGCTACGCCTGGACTTACAGTAACAACTTTGTTTGGTACTAATATTATTGAAGATCTTCGCAGCGGCGGATTTCTTGAAGAATACGAGAGAGGGAGTTTTGGATTCTCTGATTTTATCAGCGAAACTATTCGTGAAAACTTTTATGATCTCGATTTTATCGAGTCTTCAATTGAAAAGTATGATCATAAGCGAGGATTTTGCACTCTCACTGCAGAAGTAAAGATTCCCGTAGATGATCTTATTATGGAGTCGCCATTTGTCGGCTCTTGGACGGTATCTGTTCCTACCGAAAATGGAACTATTACGCTTAACTAGAGGAGAAATTATGAGAGCGATTATTGCGTTGGCTGTATTGGTTGGTTGTGCCGAGACAGAAGAAACAACCGACAACACCACAGAAACAACAGAAACTACAACAGACGTCGTTGAAACGGAAACCACCGTTACTGAGACAACTACAACTACTACCGAAGGCACTACGCCTACAACCCCCGCAAAGACTACTGATACCACCAGTACCAGTAGCGAATCCGCTGTATCGTCGGACTAATAATAACAATAGGTGGCTGCCTGATCCTTACGTAGGCAGGGGTTTACCGGTTTTCCTTGGACGCTAAAAAACCGGTTCTTTCGCCACTTTAGCTCAGTTGGTAGAGCAGCTGATTTGTAATCAGCAGGTCGTAGGTTCGACTCCTATAAGTGGCTCCAGGCGAGTGTAGCTCAGTGGTAGAGCCCCACGTTGCCAACGTGGCGGTCGCTGGTTCGAATCCAGTCACTCGCTCCATATAAGGGCACCATGAATCCAAAGTTCATCATTTTTACTGGACCAATGTTTGGATCGAAAACTACCCGTTTGTTTGCGGTTTTAGATCGCTATAAATATCAGAAGCGAAAGATTATTGCGTTTAAGCCCAGCATTGACGATCGCTATTCTGAAACAAACATTACAACACACTCGGGCGCCTCAATGCCTGCTCGGGTTGTTAATAGTGGCATGGAGATTCATCAATTTATAAATCACCATGATGAGTACGATGTGATTGCTGTAGATGAGGCCTTTATGATACCTGGAGCGTCCTGGGTGCTTACTGACTTGTTTAAAAAAGGTAAAACGATTGTAGTATCGTCTTTGGATTTATCTGCGACTGGAAAGGCATTTGAGGAGATTGAGGCACTATTTCCATGGGCCACTCATATTGAAAAGTGTCCTGCTGTCTGTACAGTCTGCGGCCAAGACGCATATTATACACATAAAAAAGTAGAAGATATTGCTGAAATAACAGTTGGAGGTTCAGAACTTTATGAACCTCGCTGTTGGAAGCACCATAGTTACTTTAATGACGTATAAGGTGGGTGATATCGTATTGGTGAAATCTTGTGCGGGTGAAGCTATTCCCCGTTTTCACGTTAAGTTGTTAGAGCGTATTATTAGAAATCCACCCAAGGATCCTAGTTATGTTATTTGGCGCACTCATTTAACACGCGAGCGCGAAGCGACTATACTAAGAAAAGAATGGCATATTGCATTTCAATTTCCTGACAATATTGAAACGCTTATTTTAGAAACGAACATAATTAGAAAAGAACGCAAAGTTAATAAAAGAAAGAATAAGAGAACAGATTAGTATTACTTTAGGGGACTATTTAAAAACAGATGGCTAAGAAAAACTATCTATTGGACACCAGCGTTTACTTAACGGATGCAGATGCAATATTCCGTTTTGATAATCATGATATCTTTATTCCTCTTAAAGTGTTAGAGGAGATAGACAAGCATAAAAAACGCCAAGATTCAGTTGGAGCCAATGCCCGTCGAATAATTCGAACCCTTGACGAACTAAGAATCTTGGGTGATCTCCAAAAAGGTATCCGCCTTGGAAAAGGAAAAGGCCTCATTAAAGTAATGTCATACGGCTGCTTGGCTGGCTCAGTTTTTCCTCCAGATTTAGATCTTAGAATTCCTGACCACGTTATTCTTGCCACTGCAAAAGCAGTACAACAAGAACAGCCAAATAGAAAAATGATTGTTGTTTCTCGTGATATTAATATGCGAGTAATTTGTGATTCAATTGGAATGCTAGCAGAAGACTATATCACCGAAAAAGCGGCCGAATCCTCAGATCATCTTTATAGCGGATTTGTAGAACACTTGGTAGACGATCAAATTATTGATCGTTTTTATGAAGGAGAGGACATTCTCATTGAACAAGACGAAGTAGGAGCGGTCTGGCACCCGAATCAGTTTATTATGATGGTGTCTAATGCTAATGAGAAAAAAACAGCGCTAGCACGTTTTAAGGGCCATCATGACCCTTTAAGAAAAATTATACATGATAAGCTGCCAGACTGGAATATTAACTCAAGAAACAAAGAGCAGGCGTTTGCAATGGATTTGTTGATGGATCCTAATATTAAGATTGTTTCTTTGATTGGCCGCGCGGGGTCAGGAAAAACATTAATGGCCATCGCCGCCGGCTTACAACAAACAATCGGTATGCGCGCAGAATATAATCACTATTCTAGACTTATTGTATCTAGACCTGTTCAGCCTTTAGGTAAAGATATTGGATTTCTTCCGGGTACTATGGAAGAAAAAATGCTCCCTTGGCTAATGCCCATTCAAGATAACTTAAAATTTCTTATGGGGGATAGAACATCCCTAGAGATGTATATGGGCAAGGGAAAGATTGAGATTGAGGCCCTTACTTATATTCGCGGCCGCTCGATTGCCAATGCTTTTGTTATAATCGACGAGGCTCAAAATCTAACAAAACACGAGATTAAAACTATTATAACGCGCATCGGCGACGGAACAAAAATCATCCTCACAGGAGACATTGAGCAAATCGATAATATTTATGTGAATGAGACATCAAATGGCTTAGCTCATGCTATTGAAAGTTTTAAACAATATCCAATCGCGGGCCATGTAACGTTCAAGAAGGGCGAAAGATCAGAGCTTGCAACTTTAGCATCTAAAGTTTTATGATTGACAAATGAATGTTGTAATGTTATAATATTTAACATAAGGAGTTTTTAATGAGTGAAGAAAAGACTATAAATGAAAGAGATGTACACACTAATGAGACATTAGCGATGCCAGTGATGCCAGATTCAGATTTGAAATCATACTTGGTAGAATATGTGGGAACAAAACTAGAAGCTGACGAAGTGACTGTTAATATGATAGCTGAAGTGTTAGCATCAGATTTTCCAGAGTTCACTTTTTCATTCGCAGAAGAGAACTTCTTGCGAGGATATCAAACAGGATTAGATGATGCTGAAAGACTTTTTATTGAAACAACAGGAAAATCTGCGCAGAAAGCAGACTGATTTTTATACATCTTCCGGTCTTCATATTTTTTTTAAAGATCCGGTTGAAAACGTAGACGTTGAATCAGTTGTAGGCAAGGTTGAAGATATCTTGCCCGATCACTTGCGAGATGAAGTAGAAATGATCATCGTTGGGTGGTTTGATGAGTTTGAAGAACGAAACCTTAATGCTTTTTACGATGGCGGAACTCTTTATATTTCTAACATTCAAGACGATGCAGCTGACATGTGTGACGATATAATACACGAGATCTCTCATTCGCTTGAAGAGCCTCATGGTTATTTTATCTACGGTGATAAAAAAGTCGAGGAAGAATTCTTGAAAAAAAGAATGTATCTTCACGATATTTTATGGAAGTTAGGGTATAAGGCACCAACCGCTATGTTTATGAATCCGGAATATGATGAAGAGTTTGATAACTTCTTACACAAGAAAGTGGGCTATAACAAGTTATCAGAAATCATGAAAGGCGTCTTCCTGTCTCCATATGCGGCAACTTCGTTAAGAGAATATTTTGCAACGGCGTTCACAGAGTTTTACCTTCATTCTGATGAACATGGGTTTTTACAAAAGATAAGCCCAGAACTCTATAAAAAACTATTAGTTCTTCATAATCCAGAAAAACTTGACAACTAATAAAAAAGTGGTTATAATATAATATAAATCTGGAGGGATTTTGCCACATATTTCATATTCGGAACTCAAAGATTGGGTAACGTGCGCGTTTTATCATAAGCTTACACGCGTTGACAAGCTAAAAGGGTTCAAAGGAAATGCATTTACTGCATTCGGAACAGCCATACATGCTGTGTGCGAGAAGAAACTATTAAAGGAAGAGATTGACGATGAAGGATTTTTTGTTAGTAGCTTTTCTGATTGTATTGCTTCATTGGACGACGATGTGGATGTGGATGATCGACTTGTCTCTGACATGGTGGGACAAGGGAAGGCTATACTTCCAGAAATTGAAGAAGCTGTCTCCGAGTACTTCGGAGAATATAAAGTCGAAGCAGTAGAATTAAAGCTTTATGAGCCAGTTCTCGGCGAAGATGATTATATGTTCAAGGGCTTTATTGACGCCATTGTTTCAACGCCTGATGGAAAAGTGCACATTTTTGATTGGAAGACCTGCGGCTGGGGATGGGACTCGCGCCGCCGCAGCGAAAAGATGACAACTTACCAACTTACGCTTTATAAACACTTCTTTGCGCAAAAAATGAATATCGACCCGAAAGATGTAGAAACCCACTTTGCACTGCTTAAGAGAACGGCAAAGAAAAACAGAGTAGAGCTATTTAGGGTTACGAGCGGACCGCGAAAAACTGAAAACGCTCTTAAACTATTGCACAAAGCATTATACAATATTAAAAATAAGCGTTACATTAAGAACAGGCTTTCCTGTGATAGATGTACATTTAGACACACAAAGGAATGCCCGTGAGGAGTAAATGACAAAGAAAAAGATTTTGGTCTTATCCGACCACCCGCTATCACCATCTGGTGTTGGCACACAAACAAGATATATGATTGAAGCGCTTTTAAAAACACAGCGCTATCAATTTGTATGCTTGGGAGGCGCTATTAAGCATCATGATTATACGCCTCAATCTGTACAGCCTCACGGCGAAGATTGGAAGATCTTTCCCGTAGATGGATATGGAACACCCGGGATGCTTCGTTCTATTATGCAAAAAGAGCGACCCGATGTAATTTGGTTTATGACTGATCCTAGGTTTTATGGATGGTTGTGGGAGATTGAAAACGAAATCAGGGTCAATGTTCCCTTGGTTTATTATCATGTATGGGACAACTTTCCCGCACCTAATTTCAATGCAAGGTTTTATCGCTCTACAGATGAGGTGATTTGTATTTCGAAAGTTACAGCAGAGATCCTAAAACAAGTGGCTCCTAGTGTTTCATCCAAATACTTGCCGCACGCAGTTCACGGAGATATATTTAAAAAGCTTACTGATCCCGAATCAGTAGAAAAAATTAAAGGTATTCGTGAAGAGTTATTGGTTAACAAATCTGATTTTGCTTCTCCTAATAAAAAATTGTTCTTTTGGAACAATAGAAACGCGAGAAGAAAGCAGAGTGGTACACTTATTTGGTGGTTTAAGGAGTTTCTAGATAAAGTTGGCCATGATAAGGCCACTTTGTTGATGCATACGGATCCCCGAGATCCTCATGGGCAGGATCTTCCTCATATTATTGAGCACCTCCAGGCAAATCGCGGCCAAGTCTTCTTATCCACTAATAAGGTCGACCCACATGAGCTAGCGTTGCTTTATAACGCGTCCGACTTCACTATCAACATTTCAGACGCTGAAGGGTTTGGCTTGGCAACATTAGAGTCTCTTTCTTGTGGTAGCCCTATTGTTGTTAATATGACCGGCGGCCTTCAAGAGCAAGTAACAAATGGTAGAGAATGGTTTGGTTGGGGAATCCAGCCTAGCTCTAAATCTATAATTGGTTCACTGCAGGTACCTTATATCTATGAAGATCGAATCAGTAAAGAGGATTTTATTAAGACCCTTACAAAGGCCGTGAACTTAAGTGATGCAAAATATAAAAAGATGTCCGAGCAGGGACGTGCACACGTTAAAGAAAACTATAATTTTGAAAAATATGAAAGAGAGTGGGTAGAAACTATGGATGATATTGTAGAACGCCATGGCTCATGGGATACAAGACTCGGATACAAGAGATGGCACTTTATGGAGGTAGCGTGAAAAAGAAAGTATTACTTAAGGGCCCGCTTTTGACGCGCTCTGGATATGGAGAGCAGGCTAGATTTGCCTTAAGGTCTCTGCAGAGTCGTTCGGATGTCTTTGATATTTATATTCAACCCTTACAATGGGGCCAAACATCTTGGATTAATGAAAGCACTCCAGAAAGAGAGTGGATTGACCACACCATTGAGAAGACTATCGGATATATACAGCAGAATGGTAAGTTTGACATCTCAATTCAAGTTACGATCCCTAACGAGTTTGAAGATTTAGCGGACTATAATGTAGGCTATACTGCCGGCATTGAGACTACGAAAGTAGCACACCAGTGGCTTATCAAGGCAAACGAAATGGATAAGATAATTGTTGTTTCGGAACATTCAAAGAACGTTTTTCAGTCGACAGATTATCAAGGGACTGATACGCGTACAAATCAATCCGTCACCTTATCTTTACAGACACCGATTGCGCATGTAAATTACCCAGTTAAGCCTTATAAGAAACTTAAGCAGCTCGATTTTGACACCACTACTGATACTAATTTTTTATGTGTTGCTCAATATGGACCCCGGAAAAACTTATTACATACGATAAAGTGGTTTTTGGAAGAATTTACCAATGACAATGTGGGGCTTATTCTAAAAACAAGCAAAGCAAAAAATTGCTTGATAGATAGAGAGGCAACGCTTATGGAGTTGCAAAACTTTATCCGGTCTCTTCCGGAAAGTAAGGCAAAAGTATATCTTCTACATGGGGATATGACAGATGAAGAAATGCACTCTCTGTATGGGCATCCTAAAGTCTCTGCCTTTCTAACACTGGCACACGGTGAAGGGTTTGGTTTGCCGATTTTTGAAGCGGCTTATACAGGTGTTCCTGTAGTCGCTCCCGGATGGTCTGGACAGTTAGACTTTTTGTGTGACGAAAAGAAAAAGCAACATTTTTATAATGTTGCTTTTGATATTCAACCAATCCCGGAAGAACTCATATGGGAAGGTGTTATAGTTAAAGAATCAATGTGGGCAGTTCCACGCGAAGCTTCATCTAAAGAACAGATGAGGAAGTGTTATAACGATGTTAAGGATGCTGATAAAAAGAAGCTTCCAGCGGCAAAATATGCAAAGAAACTTCACAAAAGATTTGCGTCTGAAAATATGTATTCGCAATTTGTAAATGAAGTGATCTCTCTTAAAGATATAGAGGAGATGAAAGCAGAGATTGACGACTTGCTTAGTGATTTGTTATGAAAGATATAGTTTTTGTTTCTGATATGTTCGTCGAGCAGTATGCCGGCGGAGCAGAACTTACGACTGCTGCAATAATGGCTGCAGCTTCAAAATTAAAAACTAAAGTTGGCGGCGCCCAAAGCTTTAGATTGACCCCGGCTATGATCGATCAGCATTCGAATGCGCATTGGGTCGTTTGTAACTTTGCTGGTCTTCCTGATGAAACAAAGCTTTATATGTGTCGACATGCCGATTATTCGATCATTGAATATGATTATAAGCTGTGTAAGTTTCGATCTATAGAAAAGCATCTGGCTATCACTGGCGAAGAATGCGATTGTTTAAATACCACCGAAGGAAAGTTAAATACAGCCTTCTATGGGTATGCTAAAAAAATATGGTTTATGAGTAGCGTACAAAAAGAAATATTCATGTCCCGCATTGGCATTCTTAAAGAAGAAAAATGCGAGGTATTGAGTTCTATTTTCTCCCCAGGTGACTTAAGATTTATGGAATCCATCAAGGATAACGAAAAAAATAATAAATATCTTATTTTAAAATCAGAATCGTGGATTAAGGGCACTCAACAATGTATAGCATATGCCACTGAAAATAATCTAGAATATGAACTGGTCGAGAAGCTGCAATATCATGAGATGTTGATAAAGATGTCCACTTCTAAAGGTTTAATTTTTAAACCTCTTGGTGGAGATACTTGTCCACGTATCGTTATAGAGGCGCGCCTATTGGGGTGTGATTTAATTTTGAACGATAATGTGCAACACATCAATGAAGATTGGTTTGCTAATCAAGATGCCTGCTATGTTTATATGAAAGAGCGAACTACAAAATTTTGGAACCATTATGAAGAATAAAACATTAATATTGATGGGCAACGGACCTTCTTTAGGGGACGTGGATTTTAAAGCTTTAAATGGGTTTGATACATTCGGTTTAAATTCTGCATATCGCGCTTACGAGCGCTTGGATTGGTACCCTACGTACCATGGCTGCTTTGACTACAGGGTCACCGAATGTCATAAAGATAAGTTTATTAGCCTTGTTAATGATTCACCAATCAAGAAGTGCTTCTATATTATGCCTATTGTTGAGGCGCCCGGAATACAATATGTAAATATGGCAGAATACGGAAGCACACAAAAATGGAATACCTCGCCAAATGATTTTACTCAATTTCACGATAATGGCAATTCGGGGGCCAATGCGTGCTCCGCGGCTGTATGTATGGGATACACTAAAATAATCTTATTAGGTGTCGACTGTAACTATGTGGAGTTTGTAGAAGGAAGTAAAAAAGATGGCCCAGGCCTTGTCATAGAGGAGACGCCGGATGCCAATCCTAACTATTGGTTTGATGATTATCAACAAGCCGGCGATAAATACAACGTTCCGCGCGGCCTTGATTTTCATCTCCCTACCTGGAATGCATTCGCATATAAAGCGTCCCACGCTGGAATAGAGATGATTAACTGTAGCCCAATCACTACTCTGCGATGCTTTAAGAGAATGACATTAGAGGAAGCCTTAAATGATTGAAAAAATCTATTCAAAAGCCCAGCCAGAACGATTGCTGCACATTGTCTGCCAAACACAATATTTGGCATCCCCTCGATATGATGTCGTAGATGATGAACAGTTTCTTCAGTTGGCTATCTTAAAGTACGAAAAGGGTAAAACTTTTAGACCACACAAGCATGTTTATAAGGCAGTCCCAAAGCAAAGCATTGCACAAGAATCCTGGGTTGTTCTAAATGGTAAAGTTAAAGCTATTTTTTATGATGAGGACGATTCTATTATAGCCGAAAGGATCCTCAATCAAGGCGATCTGTCTATAACTTTATTTGGCGGTCATAACTACGAGATTCTAGAAGATGACACGCTCGTTTTAGAATACAAAACAGGGCCCTATTATGGACAAGCTCTAGACAAGGTGTTTGTGGATGAATAAAATTAATATGGGGTGTGGTTGGCGCAATTTTGGTTCTGATTGGATACATATTGATTCTGGTGACTATGATCATACAGACTATAAATCGATTACCGATCTATCACAGTTTAAAAATGAAACTATAGATTTAATTTATGCCTCACATGTGATAGAATATTTTGATAGAAAGGAAGTGATTCCACTTATTGAAGAGTGGCATCGTGTCCTTAAGAAAGGTGGTATTTTAAGAGTGGCGGTTCCTAACTTTGCGATTATGGCTCACTTATATACTACAGGTGCCTTTTTGCTTGATAACTTTATTGGGCCTTTATACGGAAGGATGTCTATGGGTAATGATACCATATACCACAAGCATGTTTATGATTTTAAAAGCTTGGAAACATTATTAATTTCTTGCCATTTTGAGGATTGTAGGTTATATGATTGGAGAGAGACAGAGCATCACATGTTTGATGATCATTCCCAGGCGTATTTACCACACATGGATAAAGAAAATGGAATTCTTGTTAGCTTAAATATAGAGTGTGTTAAGTGAGCTTTCATGTAATCAACAAATTTGAACAAAGAGTAGCGGAGTTTTATGGTGCTCCCTACGCAGTTGCTGTTGATTGCTGTACTCATGCGATTGAACTGTGCTTGAGATATAAAGAAGTAAAAAGCTTTTCGACTCCATGTAGAACATATATCTCTGTTCCATTTTTAGCAAAGAAGCTTAATATTGATTTTCATTGGCGCGATGAAGAGTGGCAAGACTATTACTATCTAGGTAATACCAATATCATTGACGCAGCAGTCTTTTGGAAGAAAGATGGGTATATTTCAAACACTCTTATGTGTTTAAGTTTTCAGTATAAAAAACATTTAAATGTTGGCCGCGGAGGAATGATCTTAACAGATAATCCAACAGCAGCTAAAGAGCTGAAAATGATGGCGTATGACGGCAGAGTATCAGATGTTCCATGGCGCGAACAAAATATCATTAGTATGGGATACCACTATTATATGACCCCTGAAACAGCCCAGCTGGGTCTTTCAAAAATAGAAGAGGCTATCAACACACAGCCAATCCGATGGAAAGTCACCGATTGGCCAGACTTAAGAAAAATGGGAGTTTTTAAATGAAAAAGGCATTGATCACCGGTATTGCCGGCCAAGACGGAAGTTACTTAAGCGAACTTCTGTTAGAAAAAGGTTATGAGGTACACGGTATGGTACGAAGGCACTCTGTTGCTGAAAACCAAAATTTTAGATTACACCGTTTAGGCAGCGAAGAGCACCTCCATACGCACTATGGAGATCTCCTAGACTACCCTTCGCTTGTAAGAATTGTTAGCTCTGTTATGCCAGATGAGATTTATAATCTTGGCGCGATGAGTCATGTCCGAGTAAGTTTCGATATGCCCTCATTCACAATTCAGACGAATGCCCTAGGGGTGTTAAACATGCTAGAGGTGTACCGAACCTTGTGCCCCAATGCCAAGTTTTACCAAGCAAGTTCTTCAGAAATGTTTGGAAACTCTGTAGATGACGATGGTGTACAGCGCCTAACAACTCCCATGAACCCAGTTAGCCCTTATGGGTGCGCTAAAGTTATGGGATACAATTTGGTGCGTCATTATCGACATGCCTATAAGCTTCATGCGTGCAATGGGATTTTATTTAATCATGAATCGCCCAGGCGAGGATCTAACTTTGTAACAAACAAGGTAGTCAAAACAGCAGTGCAGATTAAAAAAGGCTTGACAGATAAGCTAGAACTTGGTAATATGGATTCATACCGTGACTGGGGGCACTCTAAAGACTACGTGCGCGCAATGCACATGATAATCAATCACGAAACTCCGGAAGAGTTTATTGTAGCCACAGGAGAAACTCATTCAGTAGCTGATTTGTGTGAAACGGTATTCAAAAAACTAGATATGGACTATCGTGATTATGTTGTGCAAAATCCCAAATACATGCGCCCCGAGGAACTTAAATACCTTAAAGGTGATCCTTCGAAGTCGCATGCGATATTGGGATGGCAGACAGAGTATACATTTGAAAGCATGATTGAGGAAATGATCGAAAGATGGATGAACGAACTATAAAAGATTTTAAAAATGGTGAGTTGGTTAAGTGGTATGTGCTTTGCGGAGATAATATAGTGGTGATGGATGCCGGAACAGGTGTCATCCTTGAAAAGTCTGATTGCCACTCGACAAATTATAGGGTATACAGAAATGAGAAAAAAGATATTGTACAGATTAATAGCTATTATTTGGAGAACTTAAAATGAATAGGAAGAGATTTTGTATTTTACAAGTAACACCAGAGAGTCCCAATCCTGATCATGTAAAAATGTTTGCCGATAAAGATGAAAGTGATTTTTACTTTGTAACCCATGATGCGCCTCATGATGACGCATTAGCATTTTGTCCCAACACTACGTGGACTGATACAAGAAACACCTTGGCGGCCATGGTCCCAAAGCAATATGATTATTATGCATTTGTAGATTATGATTATAACTTTCAACCACTACGACATTTAGACGCTGATGCTCAAATATTAGAAGACCTAAACGAATATAATCCTGCAGTGCTGACATATTACCCTGGCAGCGGTATGATTACGCCCTTTGCTACCAACTTTGCTTATAGAGATTCTTTAGATAGCTCTATTCTACCCTTTAGTCATTGTGGAATGAAAGTGGTCCATCACACTTTAATGGATTGGTTTTTTCCCATGGTAACTCGTTTCGGTGGAGGTGTAGAAGCGTGCCATTTGTTTAATATTTTAGAAACACCGTTTCTTGGCAACGTGGTATGCAGCCACAAAATGATATATCACAATGGCAATACAGATACCGAAGCTCCTCATAACGTCGACGGCGCCTATAATAAATATTGTATGGATCAGATGTGGTCATGGATCTTGCCGGCCTGGAAGAAGAGAGGGGTGCTTAAGTTTTATGCACCGACTCCGGATGCCATTAAAGATTCTTTAAGTATCAAGGAGGCATTTATAAAGATATTTATGTCTAAAACTGTTAAGCCGGCAACCGAAAATAGTGATGTAGATTATTGGGACATAGAGCGAGTTACAAAGTTCTTTGATTTGTCACATGAAAGATTTATAAATCAAAAAGTGCCCCTCAATATCATTCTACAAGGCCCAAGTACTGATAGCAAAGATATCGCTAAAGAACATTTAAGAACTGTTGATTTTAAAACGTTACGCACTCTTACTAATCCATGGCCCTCCATCACAAGAGACATTAACAACAAGATTCAAAATGGTTGCAAGCTGCTGCCTAATGAGTGTGTAGAAGTCTTTCAAACCATGGAAGACAATAAAAATCTTTTTATCGATAATTGCCGCATAGATGAGCAATTTGCAGATTTGGTTTCCGGCAAGAGAGTTGCCTACGTTGGTCCTTCACCATATTTAATGAATAGCGGAAATGGAAGCAAGATCGATGACTATGATATAGTTGTCCGTATTCAGGGAGCTATTTTTGAACCAGAAGATTATGGTTCAAAGACACACATTATACAAAGTTGTATGAATGCTAACTATGGCCCAGCTCTAGAAAAGTATTTATCGGAGTTATCCCCAGGTGACTATCCTAAATATTTGATGTGCAACGACACAAATGCTCGACCTTTGCCAGACGGAAGGTGGGGAACCGTGTTAGCAGAATACGATTCATATCTGAAAAAGTATGGCATTCCAATTACACATCTTAAAAACGAAGATGACACTTGGGATCGCTGGGCTCTTTATTGGGAGCTTTATGCTAAATCTTATGTTGAAAAGTTTGCTGGGATAGGTTATACTGTTAACTCTGCTAATTTTAATTCTGGCTACGGTGCTTTAAATGTACTCTGTCGTTATCCTTTAGAAGAGCTGTATGTAACTGGTATTGATTTTTATAATATCGGAATCCCACAATCAGCTGCTGAAAAATATAACCCAATCTACATTGAAAAGTTTGGCAAAGAGGGTACACCTTATGGTCCAGACAAAACCCTTCATGATCAGTTAGGACAAATCACACATTTTAAAAATGTTTTATTAAACAATAGGGGCAATATTGTTTTAGACAAATATTTACAAGACAAGCTTGATTCTGATGAGTTGACCGAAAGAATCAATAAATATCAAAAGCTTCCAAAATTTAAACACGAGACAAGTTAATGGGAATAAAAACAAAATCAGATAGTGATCTAATCAGGGTTCTTGAGCAAGATGGAGTACCAGTTTCAGAGTTAGTAAAATACGAAAACTGTACGACTGTAAATCTTCAAGAACTTCGCGATGATTTAGGGATGGGTTCGTGGGCCGTACGAATAGCTTATAATGATCTGTTCGGAGGTGTAGTTATCCAACAGCACCCTGGCGAGGGCAACCGAAAACATTTTCACCCAGATGCTGATGAAAATTGGGTTATTTTAGATGGAGAGTGGGAGTGGTGGATTGAAGACATGGGCACCCAGCGAGTAAAAAAGCATGACATTATCGTGGTGCCTCGTGGCGTTTGGCACAAAATCACATGTGTAGGAGATTCTCCCGGTGTGAGATATGCTGTTACACGCCCAGATGTAGAGCATGTCTATGAAGACGGATGATATTGAATTTAACTTTTCTGACAAAGTTGTTTTAGTAGTAGGCGGAAGCCGAGGGATCGGCAAAGAAGTATGTCGTCAGTTTGTGTTTACTGGCGCTGAAGTGTTATGTGCTTCTCGGACTGATCCTATGATGTATGGAGTCCGCCACATCAAGTGTGATATTAGCTTTGAATCCGATATTAATGATCTTTTTTCTAATATTTATAATCTTGATTTTGTTATAAATATGGCTGGCACTAATCTTTGCGAGCCTATTGAAAACCTCGATAGTAATGAATGGGACAGAGTTATGAATACAAATTTAAAGTCCTTTTTCTTAATCTGCCAGCACGCTGTTTCTATAATGAGACTTCGTAAATATGGAAGAATCGTAAATGTGTCTTCTATAGCGGGCCGACACAAAAGCATTGTTAGTGGCGTACATTACACGGCTAGCAAATATGGAATTATAGGCCTGACCAAGCAGCTGGCTCAAGAAGTGTCCAAAGATAATATTTTAGTTAATTGTGTTTGTCCAAGTCAAACCAAAACTGATATGCTGACTGAATCCATGACAGCCGCACAGCTAAAAGATTTAGGAAGCAAGATACCAGTGCGTAGAATAGCCACAGTAACAGAGCAGGCACTCCCGATCCTATTTTTGTGCTCGGGCGCAGCCTCATATATTTCAGGAGCTACCATTGATGTTAACGGAGGGCAGTTCTAATGTCGAGAGAAATTGATATAAATGTGCTGATTGCAGTGAGGGGAGGTTCTAAACGAGTTCCTAAAAAGAATATTCGTTCATTTTGCGGCTCTACAATGCTTGAGATAAAGATAGAACAAGCACTGCGCCTAAAAGACATTTCACGCGTAGTAGTAACGTCTGAAGACGAAGAAATGCTTAACATTGCAGAAGATCTCGGAGCTTTTCCAATGCAGCGAGACCCGTTTTATGCTAGCGATACCGTTCCTATGGGAGATGTATACGTGCATCTAGCATCCACGCTTGACTGCAAAGATATCCTATGGACTCCAGTGACTAGTCCATTGATTCGTGATCAGTCTATGCAAGCTTGCATTGAGATTTATAAAACTTACGCTGACTACGATTCGGTCGTAACTACAAATATTATTAAGGAATATCTGTGGCTTGAGGACAAGGCAATAAACTATGATCCCAAAAACCATCCAAGATCACAAGACTTGCCTGATATATATGCGTTAAACTTTGCAGCCAACATTTTACCCAGAGAGCTTATGATTAAAAATAGAAATATTTTAGGAGATAAGTTTTATTCTTATATGTTGGATGAAATCGAAGCTGTAGACGTGGATACTAAATATGAGTTTATGTTGGCTGAATATCTTTACAAAAGGATGAATCAATGAAGAATATGAAAGTTTTTATTGTTACCTATCGACGCGTCGATATATTAAACAAGACCCTTGATACACTGTTCAATAAAACAGATTTTAGCACTATCCCAGATACAGAAGTTACCATTATCAACAATCATTCAGAGTTTGAGCTTAACGAGGAGTTCAACGACAAAGTTATTGTCTTACATAATCATACACGTCCGGACTGGGATACTGGAAACCTTGCTCGCAATTGGAATGAAGCTCTTTTGCATGGTTTTAAAAATCTCAATGATCCAGATGCAAAGATTGTTGTAACAATGCAAAATGACATTGTGTTAGATCCTAACTGGGCAACGAACTTGCTCAAGATGCACCAGAAATATACTTTTGTAACAGGACAGCTTGGAGATAATATTGTTAGTTATCTTCCTGACGCCGTTAAAAAGATTGGTATGTGGGACGAAAGGTTTTTGACCCCCGCGAATAAAGAGGCTGATTATTATATTCGTGCTTTAATTTATAATAAAGACAAGTCATTGATAAACGATAGAGTTCATGGTAGACTACTTAATGCGCACGATGCCTTGCAATTGGACACATCTGAATATCAGGGTGGTGAGCCAACTTGGCGCGAAATCAAGTCTAATGAGATCTCAAAAGAAGGATGGTTTCATACATCCCAGGTTTTTTATTGGAAATGGAAGGATACTTGGAAAACACAACCGCAGTATTATGGATGGCTGACACGATGGTCACCTGACTTTATTGAAAATCCACCAAGCCCTCCCAAAGTTCCTAACTTTGTACAATATTATTATTTTGAACGAGACATGGATTTAAAAGATAAAAACTACATTGGATGGCGAGAAGGTGATTTATGGCTAGACGGTGGTAAAGAGTGCGATATCGATGTTCACCCATTTAAAGAAAACGAGAGATTTAGAAAATGATTAAGTTAGTAATCTTTGACTTAGATGGTGTTCTAGTTGACGCCCGAGAACTTCATTATGAAGCATTAAACGAAGCTTTAGCTGACGTTGATTCCAAATATATTATTCACAGAGGAGAACACCTCTCTACCTATGATGGACTTTCTACTACTAAAAAACTTAATATGTTAACTAAGGCGAAAGGACTTCCTAAAGAGCTTCACGATGCAGTGTGGCGCCTTAAGCAGAAGAAAACAGTAGAGATCATTGATACATTTACACCTGATGTTCGTATGGCTCAAATTATACGCAGGCTCAAGAAAGAAGGATACGTTGTTGCTTGCGCCACAAACTCTATCAGAGAAACAGCAAAGCTTCAGTTAATTCGTAGAGGGTTCTTTGAGCACATTGATTTTCTATATTCAAATCAAGACGTCAATAAGCCAAAGCCCAGCACGGAAATGTATTTGCGCTGTATGCTTAAGGCCGGCGTAGATCCTGACGAAACAGTTATTATTGAAGACTCCCATCACGGCAGAAAAGCTGCCATGAGCAGTGGTGCATATTTATGTGCAGTTAAAGATAGTAAAGATGTAGATTATAATAAGATTAGAAAAGTTATTGATGAAGCGAATGGAAAAGAAAGCAGACCCAAGTGGCAAGGAGGCAACATGAACGTTTTAATTCCGATGGCAGGCGCCGGATCCCGATTCCAGAAAGCCGGCTATACCTTTCCCAAGCCCTTAATTGAGGTAAACGGAAAGCCTATGATTCAAGTTGTGGTGGAAAACCTCAACATTGATGCAAAGCACATTTTTGTTGTGCAGAAAGAGCACTATGAGCAGTATAACCTTAAGCATTTGTTGGGGTTGATTTCTCCCGGATGTGAGATAGTGCAAGTGGATGGAATGACAGAAGGCGCTGCCTGCACCACATTGTTGGCAAAAGAATTCATTGACAACGATGAACCTCTACTTTATGCTAACTCGGATCAGTTTTTAGATTGGAACAGTAATGAATTTATGTATTCGATGATTGCTGATGAGGTAGATGGGGGAATGCTCACGTTTACTGCTACGCATCCGAAGTGGAGTTTTGCAAAACTTGATGATGATGGATTTGTCACAGAGGTGGCAGAGAAGAAGCCCATCAGCGATGTAGCTACTACAGGCATCTATTATTGGAAGCACGGTTCTGATTACGTTAAATATGCAGAGCAAATGATTGATAGTAATACTCGCGTCAACAACGAGTTCTATGTCTGTCCGGTGTTCAATGAGGCTATCAACGATGGAAAGAAGATTAAGACTTTCCACTTTGATGGCATGTGGGGAATCGGAACTCCTGAAGATCTAGATTATTTTAACAAGTTTCACGAGAAGTAAATGGAAATCAAAGAATTAGAAATTGTTAACACGACCCAGCACTTATTTGATTGTTTTAATGGATTTATGCTTAGTCCAGACACAAAGGTGTTTGGAAAGCTTTTGGCGCGTACACTATTGGTAGATAGCGTTAAACATCTGCCAGGCGACATTGTTGAGTGTGGAGTTTTCAAAGGCACAGGAATGTTTACATTTCTCAAGCTTAAAAGATTCTTATGTCCCAACAGCGGCAAGAAAGTGGTAGGATTTGACTTCTTCGATTCAGAGAAGCTTGTAGAGAGTCTCTCTGGCCTCGATAAGCAGGCTATGGGCACGTTGTTTGAGAAAAGAAACTATAAGCATGACAAAGGTCAAGTAGACTTTTTTAGAGACTTCATCGTCCAATCTGGCTTTGAAGAACATGAGTTTGATTTAGTGCCCGGTGACATCACAAAGACAGCTGCACAATACGCTGCCGAACGCCCTGGTTTTAGAATCTCTTTGCTTTACATTGACTTGGATGTAGAAGAGCCTACATACGAAACGCTCCGCGCATTATGGGATCGTGTTGTTAAAGGTGGAATTGTTGTGTTTGATGAGTACGCATTCCACAAGTGGTCCGAGTCTGCCGGCGCCGACAGATTCTTCGCTGATAAGGATGTAGAGCTTAAAACATTAAACTACATTTGTCCTAGCGCGTATGTGGTGAAGAAATGAGCATTATTAAACAAAAATATCACATGTATAGCCATAACGGGACAGCGATCATGAATACATTAAACACCACAGGTTCGCATCATTATAAAGTTATACCCATTAAAAAAGACTTTCTCTATATTCATATTCCCAAAACAGGAGGGGTCTCTATTCATCGTATGTTAGGTGGAGAAGGGGCTGATTTTTTAGCTGGAGATAGCGGAAATCATCGTTCTATCAATTTAATCATAGACCAAGGCACTGACGGTCACGGAAATTCTTATGATTTATCTATGAAATTGCCGTTAGTGTATTTTGTCAGAAATCCATATGATAGACTTGTTTCGTCTTATCATTATGCTATTTCAAGAGAAAAAACAGATTCTGAGATAAAAGCTTCCGATTTATATAGCGATTTTGATTTGTTTGTCCAAAAACTATCCAATAGGGTCACTCTGCATGCCACAAACGATGGAAGATATAATATAAGCTATCTAGATGGCAAAGATCCATCGGGCACTCAACAAAATTTTCCAAATATGTGGTGTCCTCAGTTTATGTGGGTATTGCACCCCTCTATACCGCCGGAACAACACCAGATTTATAAGTTTGAAGAGATTAACGAAGGGTTTAAATCTTTAATGACAGATTTTATAGGCCTCGATAATCCGCCAAAACTTCCTCATCTTAATAAAAGCCAAAATAGAGCACCTTACCAAGAGTATTATAAAAATCCACAAACAGCTATTGCTGTTTATAAGTTTTATAGGAAAGATTTTGAAACATTTGGATACTCGCCAAATATTTTATAGAGAGTTTTAAAATGATTTTAATAGCACATCGCGGAAACACCGAAGGCCCAAGACCCGAAAAAGAAAATCATCCTGACTATATTGACAAAGCAATCAGTTTGGGTTATGATGTAGAAGTAGACATATGGGGGTCGTTTACGACCCCATTATCTTTAGGTCACGATGAGCCGCAGTTTGAAATTACACCTGAATGGATTTTTGAACGTGCCGGTAACTTGTGGATCCACGCTAAAGATATTCGAGCGCTACATTCTTTTTCACAACAGGCTGTTGGCTTGCGAGCTTTTTGGCACCAAACTGACAGATACACCTTAACTACAAACGGGTATATCTGGACTTATCCGGGGGCTATTTTAACTCCCGATTCAATCTGTGTAATGCCAGAGATGGTACCTGATATATACAGCGTTCAAGATCTTCAATCATGTGCTGGTATTTGTTCAGACTTTATAGGAAAATATAAATGAGATTAGCATGGCAACAAATTCCATCCCCTCTTGTCTCCGAAATGCTGTGCCGCGGCATGGATGGAGTGGTATTAGACACCGAACATGGCTGCTACAACAACGAAACACTTTTTACGTGTATCCAAGTAATCACCGCATCTGGTAAGAAATGCTTCGTTAGACTTACAGAAATCAACAAGACACTCATTAGAATTTGTTTAGACGCCGGTATAACGGGTTTGATTTTTTCAACCGTAGAAACGGCAGCACAAGCACAACAAATACAAGAACTGTGTAGCTTTCCAAAGTACCACGGTCGCCGCGGCCTTGGATTGGTGAGGGAAAATCAATGGGGATATGGAAAACTAGTAAACCGCCCATCTATTATTATTGCCCAGATCGAAACAAAGAAGGGTGTACAAAATTTAGATAAGATTCATCAAAAAGGATTTGACTATTATATGATTGGTCCTTATGATCTATCTGCTAGTTTAGGAAAAGCTGGCGATTTTGAGTGCAAAGCATATGCGAGAGCACTAGAAAAGATCAAGAATATTATACCTATTCGACAGATGGCGGTTCATATACCTACTGATGTTGACAAACAAATTAAAAAATATAAGGATTATGGTATAATTGCCGTAGGAATGGATACTACAATTTTATTAGAAGGATATAGGGAGTTACAATAAATGCTTAATTTTGAGAACATTGGAGATAGATTTGTACAAGTGGTTCACACTGACGAGTGGGAGCAGCTACAACAAAAGTTTAATGATTGTGACGACATTTTTGTTTTAGGCCACGGAGGCAATCTTGCCGTTGCTGACCATGCCGCCGTCGATATGACGCGCCTATCAAATGGTACTAAAAATGCAATGTGTCCTGGATCGGGAGTTGTTGCGACTTCTTTAATTAATGATCTGGGTTTTGAACAGTGGATGGTGTCATGGCTTTCCAGCAGGTGTATTTCTAAAAACAAAGAACAGATGCGAAAGTCTTTAGTTTTGGGTATTTCTTCTTCCGGTACTTCGGTAGATATTATAAAAGCCTTACAATGGGCTAGTGATAACGGAATGCAAATTGCTATAATCACCTCTAAAGATCTTCCCGTAGAGATTCCTGATTTAACTAAAGTTGTTCTAGGTGCGGATTATTATCACACTGCTGAAGTATTGACACTATTATTAACTTATCAACTTACTCACGGATCTGGTAATGTGTGTCCTCCGATTGGCCAGAACTCTCCCGATGAGCTAAGAAAGTTGAATTGGAAGGGTGGCAAGATCAGAGAACACAGTTACCCAGATGAACAAATAAACATTGGAGTTGACTTTGACAAGGTTATTCACAAGTGTTCAAAGGGTTATTACGACGGAACAATATATGACGAACCGGTTGATGGAGCGCCCGAAGCTCTTAAGAGTTTAGCTGAAAAGTATACGATTATTGTTTATACATGTAAGGCAAAGCCAGACAGAGGTTTAGTAAATGGTAAGACCGGTGCCGAATTGGTTTGGGAGTGGCTCAAAAAGCACGACATGTCACAATATGTCAGCAAGGTAACGGCTGAAAAGCCACGTGCACGATTTTATATTGATGATAAGGCAATTAGATTTACAGATTGGGATTCTACATTTAAAGCGATAGAGGAAGTTGATGGCTAGATGTTTAGTTACTGGACATAAAGGTTATATTGGCTCTAAACTATTAAAACGCTTGAGTGAAGATGGTCACGAAACAATGGGCATTGATCTTTTATGCACACAATATATGGGTGATATAAGAAGTGAAAAGTTTTTAAAATCGAACAGCATTTGGAAACAATTTAAACCAGAGTTTATCTTTCATTGCGCTGCAAAGCCTAGTGTTCAGTGGAGCGTTGACAATCCGTCAACCTCGTTATCTCACAATGTCTTTGGAACGTCCCAGGTATTAGAGTTTGCCAAGATGGTGAATGCTAATCGAGTAATATTCTCTAGTTCTGCTGCCATATATGGAAACGATGGCACTCCGTGTAATCCTTACGGCGCTCACAAAAGAATGTCAGAAATTGAATGTAAGGTTTATGCCGAGTTATACGATATAGATACTGTGGCCTTACGGTATTTTAACGTTTTCTCTAAAGATCAACAATATGGTGGTGCATATTCTACTGTTATTTCTGCATGGAATCATGCGATGCGAAATAAAAGGCCTTTTATTATAAACGGTGACGGCGATCAGTCAAGAGATTTCATACACGTATCAGACATCATAGACTGCAATGTGTTCTGTATGCTTCACCCAGAAAACTTTAAAGGCGAACATTATGATGTAGGTGCGGGCAAATCAACTAGTTTAAATGAAATTAAAAATCTTATTTCGTTGTCAAAAAAGAACGAATGGGTTTATAATAAAGAAAGGAAAGGAGATGTCAAAGTCTCGGTTGCCGATATTGAGCCGCTTAAAGATCTAGGATGGCTTGCAAAAAAAGATGTAAAACAATGCATAAAACAAATTTTTGGAGTATAAGATGCAAAACAAAAATCAAAATAATGATTCATTTGAGCTTTCTGCACAGGCGCTAGGCTCAATCATGATGGCTCTTCAAGAGTCGCTTTTAAACCAGTTGGACATCGTTCCAATTTTAAAAGGCTTTAAGCTAAAAGATACAGAACAAGGATTAGTAGTCCTTAACCCACCCACAGTTAGAGTTACGGATAGCTCAGAGATTACAGAAAAGGACCTAAAGGGACTTGTCAAGTAATGCCTCGATATAGATATATGTGTGATGAATGTACTACAATAGCCTCTGTTATTCACATGATTGATGAGACAGTTAAAGACTGTGTTGAGTGCAAAGCAGAAGATAGTATGAGAAAGATGCTATCTACCCCACACATTGCACCTACTGCAAAACCGCCAACAGCCGCGGCCGTAGGATCTCTTACGAACGAATATATACAAATGAATCGTGAGTTATTAGAAGAAGAAAAAATAAAAGCGCAACAAGAAGAACATGAGCCGACTTGAACTAATATTATCAGCTATGTTGGTACTCTCTATTGCATTTAATATAGGGCTTTTCGTTTATGCGCGCACTGTAGTAAGTAACTTACTTCGTATTTCTGAAGAACTAGGTGATTTTCAAACAATGATCCGAACTTTTGTCGAACACTTGCGTTCCGTATATCAGCTTGAAAGCTTTTACGGAGATCAAACTTTAGAAAGCTTACTGGAACACACGCGTGCTTTAGACGAACAGATTGAGATGTTTGAATATGTCTATTATTTAACCGAAGAAGAGGCAGCAGAACAAGAAGCAGAAACAGATATAGGAGAAGAAATTGCCACGAACTAGCAAACGAAAAAAGAACTATTATTTTACCCAGGTGCATGAAGATGCTATAGTAAAATACAGCAATACTGATTGTATCAGAATAAGAACAGAGTTATATGTTCAGTATATCCAACCAGCATTCAATGAGATGGTAGATAAGATTGTTTTTACTTATAAATTTACAAACTTACCAAACTGTGATTCTCTCAGAGATGAATGTAAAATATGGCTAATGACTATTTTAGACAAATACGACCCATCAAAAGGGTCGAAAGCGTTTTCATATTTTAGTGTAATCACAAAAAACTGGTTTATTCACAAAGTAAAAAGACAACAAAAAAGAAACAGACGTGAAGTGGATTATGAAAATATTTCAAAATCTTATGAGGAAGAATATCTTTCGACTAATGATTCATATTTGACAGAACGCGAAGAAAATGAATTTTGGAAGCATTTTTACCAAGAACTTCGTTCTTGGGACACCTCTTCGATGAAGGAAAATGATCTAAAGGTGTACCAGGCAATTATGATTTTATTCGAATCTAAAGATGATATTGAAATTTTTAATAAAAAAGCTATTTATTTATACTTGAGAGAGATTACGGGCCTGAATACAAAACAGATCGTAAATTCTCTCAAAAAGTTTAGAAAAAAGTACTTTCTCTTTAAAGGGGAGTGGGAAAACGGACAACTATGAGTAGTGTTAAATTGGAATCATTGATTAACGAAGCCCTTGATAACGTACGTAATGATCGAAAATTATCAAGAGAATTCCTGAACGAAATAGCTAATCAAATTGCTACTGACGCTACTCAAAACAAATATTTAAGTCCCGTTGCTGCGAAACACATTGAAACCCTCCAGAGATCGAACGAACAGCTTGTAAAAATCATCGCTTTGAGACTAAAAGGGAGCAAGGAGGAATCCGTGCTCTCTGAACAAGATAAGAATAGTTTATTTGATATGATTCAGGACAACTAAGCAGGAGAGCCTTGTGGCCATAACAAATTACACTACCCCGGGAGAACAGGGCACAGCAACGGTGGCAATGGCCGCAACTGCTGAAACATTAAGACAAACTTTACGTAACGATCACTCCACGAACAAGGTTATGTTTGAGGTTCGTGTACTGACTCCTGCTACCCTCACTACGATTTCGGTCACTATTCCGCCGTTTTCTCCCGGATCCGAATCCGCAACCGACACATCCGATTTAGAATCAAGCCTCGCGCTAGCACAAGCGAATCTAGCTACCGCTATGGCTTTCGGAACTGATTTGGAAGAAATAACATACCGCGCGCAAATAGATGTAATCACTTCACAAATAGCTTCCCGACGTCAGGCAGCCCGTGTTACACCTCCTGCTATAGAACTCAACCCTCCTGCTGTCGATAATGGGTCTTATTCGTTTTATGGAAGAATTGAGATGCTAGATGATGATGTATTTCCATCTCCACATGCTCTTCTGGAAGATCCGTGTAACATAACAATTCATACGCACCCAACATTAGCCTTGCAGTTGATTCAATGTCATACGCAATTTATATCTAAAACAGGATATGATGGTCCTGTGCCTCGTGTTGGGGACAGAGTGCAAGTTATACTTGATAAAAGCGACCTGGGATATAACTTGCAATATTGTTATTTTGAAGAAATCACAGACATTACTATGCGAGAGATAGAAAACGAACTTCAAGAAAAAGAGTGTGACACCCTGCTGACGATATTCGATCACTGGGATGGAAGCACAGATATGAGCACATATTCTTCCGAGTTGGGAGCCTCCCAACTCGCTCAAATAGATTCAAGATCAACCGAAAGGAACGCTCGTATTGATCGTATCTTTGCAGCTGCATCACGTTTTCTTCCTGTAGGTACGCGCGTGACGTCGAGAGGAAGAACTGTTGGGTATGGCTCAAATATGATTATAAGAATGGCCCGCGACCCGGATCCCGGGGGCACCCTGCCGCCGGTTCCTACCCCCGCCGGTGATGCCCCCCGCTCTGATGTTACGCGTTTTCCTATTGCAGAAGTTAACCGCATTCGCGGTATTCTGACAAGCTCACCATATAATAAAGCGATCGCTGATCCTCGCCGAAGCAATCATTGCGTGGGTCCCGGATGCGAAGGATCTTCGGGAACAAAAATTGCCTTTGATGTTTCAGGCGCCCCAATCTCTACTATTTCCGCCGGCTTCTCACGATTTAAAACGGATCTTGGCCCCGAGGGCTACCCCGCCTTGTTAGCCAACGGCACACTTCAAGAAGAGTTCGTCACGTCTGGCTTTGTAGCGCCCGATGGGTGGAAAATGGAACCTGCTAATGGTGCAGTGCACGTAGAAGTTACACCACGCCCGGGCTCGGAAATTATGAGAGGAAGCCTACTTGCGACTGTCGGATCCGCCACAGCAGAAGAAGAAGCCACGACTGCTGCTGCCGCCGACACCGCCGCAGCTGCCGAAAATCCTGCACCAACTCAAGTCCCTGCACACCCCGGCCTCGTCGGCACGGGCGGCAGCGTATGGTTTGAAATGGGTTGGACATATAGTGACTCTGCTGGCAGGACATTTAGCGACTGGGACTCCTTCTTGGAGGCCAATAATGCCCCCGGTTGGTACGACGTCGACCCAGAGTGGATCCGGTACACTCAAGGTGATTTTGTTTTTGAATCGCCCGGTCAAGGTGAGCCGTTCGAGCCGGTGGAAGAATAATGTCTAAGAATAACAAAGCACTTTTTGATATTGGCCGCCTCTCCCCGAGAAGACAAAAGCTTCTTACCAATTTCCAACAGAAAATTGATAGACGTGGAGCCACAGCGGTTAATATTATCCCTGATGATGCAGGAGTTTTACAAAGTAACCCGGCCGAAACCAAGATAAATATGATCGAGGCTAAAGGAGAGATGCGAATAGGCCCTCGCGAAGCGGGATCTCCATCGATTAAGTTTGGTCACGATCGCCCTAGCAATTTAGCATCTGGCTATGGCGGCCCAGGCGCCCAACGCTGCCGCACAATTGATATTGTTGCCGGTCCAATGGCCAGCGCCCGAACAGGCCAAGGACCCGCGCCCGACTCCTGGGTCGACCCCAACTTTGGAGCAGATGCTGCGCGCATATATATAAGTGAAAAGACGGATATTGACAAACATTTTGGATTAGCTGCTGGTCATATTGGCATGAAAACAGGAGTTTCTGCTATTGGAATGAAGGCTGATGCGGTAAGGATCATAGGCAGAACTGGCGTTAAAATAACCACTGGCCGATCTTTTGCTTTTAAAGGTTTTGGAAAAGATGGAGAGTTAACATCTGGTGGAAAAAGAATTCAAGTGGCGCCCCCTATTGAACTAAATGCCGGCAATCAGTCCGGAGAGCATAAACTAGGCTTTCTAAGAAATAAGCTCACAAAAGATCAGCCCGTTAAAATGCTTCAGGGAATAGCAAGAGGGGAAAATACGCGCGACTGCATTAAAGAGCTATCAGATATAATGGGCCAACTTATAGGCGCAATTGAAAGAATGTCATATACGCAGGCAGCCCTCGCGACGGCTACTGGAATTACCATGCTTGAACCATGGCGCGCCAGCGCATCATCGGTCACAGTTCAAGAATATATTAGCTCCATGCAGACAAGCTTAAGGGCCTTAAGAATTAACAAAAGTCTTTGGGAGCTTAATTACTGCACTTATATGGGTTCTAAATATATTGCAAGTCGAAACGTATTTTCGACATAAAGGAGCAAGATGAGTTCTAAATATTTACAATATCAAGATTCTAACTATAATAAAATTTTAGATACGTGCGACGAGCTGGTGTATACTGCACCGGTAAATACTTGTCTTAAATGTGTTCCTAACTTAACATACGTAGCTCCTGACTGGAGATCGTCCGCACATGTCTCCGGAGAGCCTTGGTTAAACGAGAAAACATGCACGTATCAGATTTCCATAAGCACAAAACATACTTCGTTATTGCCTCATGCAGGTGCAAGCCAAGCAGAAGCTGAAGAATACACCAATACTTTATTTTCTGATCACGTAGATGAGGCAGTCGAAGCTTTAATATTAGCGTATAAAAAATCAGAATCTACTGAAAATAAGAATAAGCTAAAACAGCTTATAACAAATGAAGAATATGACTTATCTATGCGAGCTATTTCTTATGTTAGACTTCTCTACTCCGTCGATAGTGAAGATTTTAGCGATCTAGAAGACGAACAAGAAGAGGTAGACGAAGAAGATACATTAAGTAGCAGTCCATCGATCTCCACAGTGAATTTTAATGGCGAGGATTTTAACCCCACCATTTTAAAGATTAGGAAATCCCTTCATCTATATTCTCGCTATTTAAACGTTTTTCGGGGTATTGAGAAAGGTAATCTTATATTCTCCGGAGACGAGCGCGTTTTTAACTTGGAAGATTATGGAGATAATGGGTTTTCTGGCTTTGGAACTCTACAGAAAATCCAAGAGCACATAGAAGAGTTTCTAAATGGCAAAGGCCTGCTGTTGCGCGGCGGCCCATTGGTGGGCCTCGCGGAAAATAGGATCACAAGCATAACTTTAACATTTTCCCCAAAATATAAGCTCACAAAAATTGCAGCGCTCACTCACGGATGTGGAGGCAAGCCTTTTGTTTATGGGCCCAAAAAGTTAAAGACACTCAACAATAAACCAGAAATGAAAAATCAGACTGCCATGGCGTATATCGCCCGCGCAAAAGAAATGGAAAAAGATTTGATGAGCCGCGAACCTGTTCCTTGGCTAGAATTTTTAACAAAACATACATACCCAAATGTAATAGAGACCTTTAGCTGGCCCCTCCCAACTTCAGCTCGAAGTGCTACTCCTAAAAGCTGTGTAGGCGAGGCTTTGGCCAAGAAAGGAGTTCAACTGGGTGAAGATTTATTATCCGATACTTTCAGTATTGCCGATTCATTTGCATATTTGTTTCGAGACGGGAATTGTAAAGCGAACGTCGGCGAGTATAATCAAGGCCAGATTGAGTTCGGTCAAGTGCCAGACCCCAGTGGTCAAAAATCCTTTGAAGATTTGCTTACAATAGCAAAAGAGCAGGCGTATGGAGAGATTGAGGATAATGATGGTGTTTTTACGGAGTTGTGTTTTAAGTTTGTGGGTGCCAAGTTCGGTAATCGAAATGTCGGCGCCGGAATGGAGCTATGGCCACAAGCGTTTGATAGATTAAAAAAATGTGGTCTTAATGAATTCATGCTTGATGCGATGAAGTGTTTAATGGCTGGTTTAACTTTTGAACAAGCCATGGCAAAAGTATTGAACGCAGCTCTCCAAAACATGTCCGTAGAAAACTTTGGAGAACTTTTTGTAGGTTTGCCTGCCGATAAACAAGCAGAGATTCAACAACTAGTAGCTTATAAAATAGAAAGCGGCAACGTTTTTAAGGATGGCGGCTCTAACGAAGAGTTGAACGCCCTCATTGATCAAGGAGCAGACCGAACCGCTATAGAAAATGTTCAGCCATGGTCTGGTGAGGCAGATCAAAAAATGATAAGTGGCGCCACCGCAAAGCAGTTGGTGACAGAGCCCTTTAAGCTCGGAGAACAAAGGCCCAGGCCCACCCCAGAAGAGCAGGGTGAGCTTCCCGGAGATCGAAGAACGCTAGGGCAATCATTTGATTCAAAAAAAGGCTCACCCTCTGCCGTAAACAGCTCAATAGTGATGCAGGTATACATTCAGTCACTTTTAGAGGTCTTCAAAGAAGATTCACTAGTAGTGTTAGATTCTCTGAACAAGTTTCCAGGCGCCCCACTGATCGCACAAGTTTTAACTTACATGAACTGCCCTACCGCACCAGCATTTGAGCCCAACTACATGGATTTTATACGAGATATTGAGCTACCATGGTGCAAAAATGGAGAAGAGCTTACACTTCCTAAACTACAAAATCCATTTGGATGGATTCCTGAATGGAAAGATTTAGGGGGTATCGCCCAATTCGCCTTTAAACTGGCGATTCAAGAGGCGCTTATCTCTATGTTGATGTCTTTGGTTGTAAAAGTGTGCGATATTTTAGGGGGCTCAATATGCAAGCTAGGCGCCTCCGCCGGCGCAGTTGCTATGAACGCCTTGTCTGCCAATGATCGCACAGCTATTGTGGATACAATACGGGACGCTATTTGTGAAGGTGAAACGGGCTCTGTTAATGATACAGTTGTTGATATGTTCCAAAAGCTAGGTGTAGGCGGCGCCGCCCTCAAAAACCAAGAAGACGTCATTAATTTTATGGGAGACGTATCGAGTGTTCTAACCCGTGCTGAACTAATGGAGTCGTTTTTAGGAAAGATGCCAGATGAAGCAGCCAACCTAGTTAACGATATTAAAACTAATGAATATCCACAGTTTGAGCTAGGTCTTCCAGATGCAGATTCGATGAAAACCTTCTTTGGTAATATGGGCAACTTGTTTCCGGAAAGCCTGAAAAAAGACATGAGAGATTTTGCAGATTCTTTGGATGAAGAAGAAATGCTCCCAGCCAACCCGTCGTTGTGTGCATCCCCAGAGGATATTGATAACTTTTGCGCTTTTAGAAGTCAGCTAATGAGAGGCCGAGCAACCCCTGAACAATCAGCTGAAATGTGCCGAAGCTATCAGGACGGAATAGCAGACGATCTTGGAACACTAGCGGATTTGTTGCAAAATGACACCACCCCCTCTCTTCCGCCGCTCGTATCAGACCCCGGATGTGATAATGGTCTTATTCCGTTTGAGTCTCCGGAGCAACAAGCAGCCGCCCACAACGCACTAAACGGAAGTTTGCAACAAATAATGGTAGCTTATTCGGAAGATATGCTTGGTAACGGGCCCAATGAAAAAAGGTGGGGCATGCTAAACATGATATTATCTGATACAATGGGCACCCCATTAACTGCTCACTATCGTAAATCATTTTTTAATAGGGATTACGTAGACTTTGCTAAAACATGGGCCGTCAACCAGCGTGGACAATTTCCCGAATATGTGGCTGAATGGTTGCGAACCTCCATGGAGAATTTAGAAATAGACTTCCTATCTAATAATGAATATCAGCCGGCGCGCCCAATTGTCAGATCTTTTGATTCGTTAAACTTATCTCCCAGAGGTGTTAAACTAATAGACCTCCCTGATTTTGGATATAACGTTCAAACTGTGGTTGATGTTACTAAAAAAGAAGTGAGCTTTATAAAATCGCCAAGAAAAAAGACTCCCGATATATCTTTCAGATTTCAAGACAACAATAAAGGCCTTGTAGAAGAGGTGGGATCTACCTATTCAGAAGGGTTTGACATCGATCTTTTCTTGTCAGAGTTCTCTCCGTCATCTGCACCTACCATAACCTCTAATGATATTACGTGGGATTCTGGGTTTGCTGCTAAAAGTGAACTTGAAGAAGATCATATACATCAATATTCTATAGATTCATCAGGCAACGGCCGCACCTTAATAACTTTAGGTCACAGTCACACGATTGTGGACGGAGTTGTTCAAGCCGCCTCCGCTTCATATATGGATGGGATTGCTAGTCATACTCACGATTCTTTAGATTCATCCTCTGGAGTTACAAATCTTTATAGCGACAACGCACGCATAAACATAACGACGCTTTTGAATCAAAGTGCGGTAGAGATCCCTTCGGCTGCCATGGTGGTTGATCCTGATGATGCTGAATTAAGTGTGGTTGATCTGTTTAAGACAGTCACCGGAACAGATGATGTGATTGCCGATAGAGCATATGAATTTTTGGCTATTGATAATACATTTAGTACTTTGAACTTCGATAAATACCCTAACTTTACGAATAGCTTTTTAACTAAACAAGATGTTCAACCGCAAGTTATCTTGCTGCATGAGATTTTAACACAAGCCGGCTCTAATATATCAAAAGATGAGACCAAAAGCATGTACGATAGCATGCTGAATAAAGTATTCAAAACCATAAATCAGGCAGTTGCAAATAACGATATTGCTTGGCAATATGGGGCAAAATATGATAACCTTACCAAAGAGTTGGCCCAATACGTTGTTGCGCCCGGCCAAACTGATAGTCCAGGCGGTACGCTATATAGTAAGGCTACTATAAATGGTGAAAAGCTAACCAATGAGGATGCTGTATTGGGAATAAGTTACGACCAATATATAAATGAATATGCTAATAGCCCAGCAACGCCTGAAAACGTTAGAGTTTATTATTTGGATCCTTCGACTTATGGAAAAACTTATACTCGTCCAAAAATATATATAAAACCTCTTAAAAATGAAGGATGGCTCGGCTTAATAGATGTTTTGTTTCCGGAAATGAGCCCTTGCTCACCAAGCAAAACAGATTTTATTAATCTCAAGCAGATCGAAGATGAGATAGCAGCATCGTATGACTCTATTCCTGAAGATGAGCGCTTACAACAAAATGACGATTGCATTGTTGAGTTGCCATATGCTCGTATTCTTGAGCGCTCCGCAAAAGCAGGGATTCAGGGCTTAATAAAGGCAGCTTGTAGAATATATGGAAGCGTCCATATTATTAAAAGTTTGGCCACGTTCAGTACCTTCGCACCTGATTTCAATAAAGTGTGTAGCTCTATATATCCACAGTTTATTGTCGAGCAGATGGAAAAAGACTTTAAAGATGCCCAAGCCGGCGTCTTCGAGTTTTTAAATCCTTTTAAAGATGAAGAGTTTTGGTATGCTTTTTTAGAACAAGTTGTGCAAACATATAGTCGAATAGTAGACGATGAGACCATCGCACAGCCCTCTGCTGAAATACAAAGGGCGATTATCAGAATTAATGATATGCAAGAGGCTTATGAGTATCCCACTAAAGAGCAATATTTATTAGCAAAATCAGACCCTACTGATCCTACTCGCGCTATAAATCTCAAAAGATATCGAGAGGAACAAAATTATGAAGCGATTAAGGGAACAGAAGAGGATGCCAAACTAGTACTAGGAGAAATGCTGAAACTTGAGCTAAATGAGATTGGAAGTATTTTTATTGAAAACCTAAAAGAACTGAACATGTCTCCCGAATACACTAATATGGATTATTTTGTTTTAACCAATCTTTCAAATGGCGGCATTGATCTTTCATTGGATAAAGAGATTGTAGAAACAGTAGTAGAGGATATACCAACATCTGGAGAAGATCTATATTCCCCAGGAGGGCAGTTCTCCTCCCCGGATGGGACTGATTATGTAGGGTATTTTCACGTACATATAACAGATCAAGGCGCGACACAATATATGTCAGGGCCCTACCACACTAATCTGCCTCACGATATGCTGACCTTATATGCCAATAAAGTAATTGTTGAGATAGGAGATGTAGAAGAAATAGGTTACATCCCCGAAAGCATTGGAGACAAACCCTTTGTTGTTGAAAAATATATTAGTATTGACAATTTAAGATTTACTAACTCTGAAGCATTGGATATTTTGAGAAGCAATCAGGGAACTTTAAATATTTCTGATGTATATCCGGGCAACTTGGAATTTGTCTTCATGTCGGATGCAACTTCTGAAGTACTAGAGCCAGAAGATGACATCGTAGTAGGCTTAAAAGGTAACCTGGGAGTTAGATATGGAGTTTCTTTTTCAATAGCACACATGGAAGAAGATGGCTCTATCACTAAAGCTGAAATCGCTCATGTAGAGATCGATGCACTAGATACAACTATTGATGAGTTCGCCCCCGTTGAGGGAGATAGTAAAATATTACTTTGCCTCCTCAAAAAGCTGACAGAAACTTTAGAGTTTCAAATAATGTCTCGCTATATTTCCTCATCACGTAAAGCTGTTGCCATGACTGCTTTATATAATGATATGGGATTTTTACTATCTATTGGACAAGTAACAGTTCCATTCAATAGTGTTGAAACGCCCGGCGTCACAGTCAGCGCTAGCGATACAGAGGTCACTTACGATTCGGTTCCTGGTTGGGAATCGGCTATAATTCGTAGTGTCGCAGCAGGGCCCAACTTGTTTGTTACTCGATGGGACGAATGGGATCAAGAATTATTAAGAATTAGTCGTAGTAAAATGAAACGAATATTTAAAAACTACTACAACTCGCGCTCTTTCGACATTAGTCGAGCGCTAGACGACACTAATCCCTTCAGTATGGTTAAGCGAAATATGCTATCAAGAATAAAACCCAAAAGCGGAAAACGACAGATTCCAAAGTGGAGCAGAAGCAGAATTACTGGAAATCCTTTTGATGCTAAAGGCAATTTGTGCGAAAAATGAAACGTATTCCTAATTATTACGGAGATTAAGAACATGGCCTCTATCGGCGTCAAACTACCTATTACTAAAAATTCAGCTGATGGTTTTACCATGATCAAAACCATAAAGGGCATGGTAAGACAAAATTTAAAAATGCTGGTTCTTACTAATCCCGGAGAACGCGTCATGGAACCAAACTTTGGTGTAGGAGTCAGTGCAGTATTATTTGAAAATTATTCTGAAGGAGTTCAAGTAGAGATAGAAGAAAAATTACGCTCTCAAGTGAAAATCTATCTTCCTATTATCGATATTAAAGGGGTTAGGTTTCAAGCAGAACCTGATTCGGCTATTTTAAAAATTCAAATTGGCTATTTTATACCCGGTCTTGGAGTTAATGATTTGCTAAACGTTACTATTTAAAATGAGGATATTTTATGCCAGACGAGAAATTTACCCCACCTATTGACTACACTCACAGAGATTATCGTTCTATACGAAATGATCTGTTACAGCTAGCTGCGCGATATTATCCTGACAATTTTAGAGATTTCAGCGAAGCATCTTTCGGCTCTCTTATGCTGGACGCCGTAGCGTATGTGGGCGATCAGTTATCGTTTTATTTAGATTATAGTGTTAATGAGTCATTTTTAGACACGGCATATAGTTATACCAATATCGCTCGTCACGGCAGAGTGATGGGATATAAAGAACCGGGCCCGACATCAACATATGGCCAAGTGGCGTTATTCATACAAGTGCCGGCAGAAACTGCTGGCCTGGGCCCTAACCGAGACTATATCCCTATTTTAAAGAGGGGAACTAGGTTTACATCTGAAAACGGACTCAACTTTGTTTTAACTTCTAATATAGATTTTAGTGATTCTAAAAACCCCATCGTTGCATCTCAAGTGAATGGTACTACTGGCTCGCCGACATATTACGCCATCAAAGCTTATGGCAACGTTGTTTCCGGTAGATTTGGCCGTATTACTAAGAAAATAGGCAACTTTCAAAGATTTTTGAGAATAAAGCTTGGCTCACCAAGTATTAACGAGGTAATTTCCGTTGTAGACTCGGAAGGAAATGAATATTATGAAGTCGATTACTTATCTCAAGATATGGTGTACAGGGAAGTCCCTAACTCTAACTTTAAGAACGATAATGTTCCTTCGATAATGAAGCCAATTCTAGTAGCTCGCAAATTTGTAGTAGTGCGCGAACGGGGTGGTGTTTATTTGCAGTTCGGAAGCGGAAAAGAAGGCGAGACTAATGTCATAGCCGACCCACAATCAGTGGCAATGGATGTGTTCGGA